ACATACCCACCTTTTAATATTATTCAAGAGAATAATCATGAATCCACTTTAGAGATTGCACTTGCAGGATTCAAAAAGAAAGAAGTTAAAGTTTACACAGAGCACGGTAAACTAATCGTTGAAGGAAAGAAAGACGAGAAGAAAGAGAATGAGTATGTCCATCGTGGCATGGCTCAAAGATCATTCAAAAGAGAATGGCAACTTACTGACGACGTAGAGATTAAAGAGGTTACATTTGAAGATGGTCTTCTTTCAATCAATCTTGGTAAGGTGGTTCCAGAGCATCATGCTCGTAAAGATTACCTCTAAATACATTGAGTTCGAGATGGACTTGGGGATCTTGACGATCCCCTTTTTCATGCTATAATACAATGAGAGCAAAAAACAAATGACAGTCAAAATTTTATTGTTGAAATCTGGTGAGGATGTGATTGCAGATGTTAAGGAAATGGTATCCCCTGATGAAAAGGTCATCGGATATTTTCTTAACAATCCATGCGTAGTTAAATTAATTCCAAAAGATTCTGAGGATGAAAGTAAAAAAGAGACAGCAATACGAATGTACCCATGGATGCCTCTCGCAAAAGAAAAGGATATTCCACTTCCTACTGATTGGGTGGTTACAATAGTCACACCAATTGAAAAGGTTGAACAAATGTACAAAGAAGATGTTTTAAATGCAAAACCCATCAATCATGAGGAAACTTTAAATGGAAAAACCACCGATAAAACTAATAGTTCTGGTCAATCAACAACGATTAGTATCTCAGATTGAGGAAATAGGCGCAGACATAGGACAACCTGATTGTAAATTGACAGAACCATTTATTGTAGGAGATGACAACACTTTATCTCCATGGTTAGTTGAATCTACTAATCAAAGTATTTTTATGCTATCATCTGATAAAATACTAACTCTTGTTGATCCTAAACCAACTTTACTTGAAAAATATCAAGATTTATTAAAGTAATGTTATACACCGTTGTTGATGTTATTGATCATTCAATTATGAAAGAGTTTGTTTTAGACTTGATTGACAATATGCCTAGCAAGGATGTAGGTGTGAATTCAATAAATCTTGATGACGATTATACTAATCTTGAATATGATTATACGTCACACATAAGTAAAACAAATTGGCAGGATGGAATTTTTGGTGAGGAATGGGCTCAAATATGGCCTCATTTTTTAAGTCCGGCAGATCAATTTCAAGTTGTAAATTCAATAAAAAATAATTATCCAGATAGGGATTGGTCTAGCGGAGAAGTTACTGAGAGTTGGTTTAATCAATATATCGCAGAGTCTGGATCTGAACATCCTTGGCATCATCATGCAGATAGAGAGAGGGAGGCTGGACAAAAAGATCCATCTATACATTTAGCATGTATATATTACGTTGAATTACCGGATGAATCACTTATTACAATCCTAAAGAATCCTGAGACTGGTGAAGAAATAATACCAGATGTAAAGGAAGGGCAGATATTAACGTTTGCCTCTGATATACTACATAGGGCTCCCAGAAATTTAACTAAGTCTAGAAAGACTGCTATTGCTTTTAATATTATGTTTGAATGATGCGTTTTTATACTAATGTTCAATTGATTGGCAATCAATTTCTAGTTCGTGGTGTTGAGAATGGAAAGAGATATGCACATCGAGATGAGTTCTTTCCCACACTCTTCGTTAGATCAAAAAAGAAAACAAAATATAAAACATTAAATGGCACTCCGGTCGATGCTGTTAAACCCGGAACTGTAAGAGATTGTCGTGACTTTTTTAAAAAGTATGATGAAGTAGAAGGATTTGAAATATATGGAAATGATCGTTATATCTATCAATACATATCTGACAAATATCCAGAGGATGAAGTTAAGTTTGATATTAGTCAAATTAAATTAGTCACACTTGATATTGAGGTTTCATCTGAACAAGGATTCCCAGATGTTGAATCATGCTCTGAAGAAATACTTGCAATCACAATACAGGATTATACAACAAAGGAAATCACCACTTGGGGTGTGAAGCCATTCAACAACAAACAAGATAACGTAACTTATTATTGTTGTAATACAGAAGAAAATTTACTTCGCACATTCATCAATTATTGGATGCAAGATGTACCTGATGTGGTTACTGGTTGGAACATACAACTCTATGATATTCCCTATATTTGTAAACGTATTAATCGTGTGCTTGGTGAAAAATTAATGAAACGTATCTCACCTTGGGGTCTCGTATCTGAGGGTGAAGTTTATATTAATGGACGTAAGAATACTACCTTTGATATTGGAGGTGTGACTCAACTTGATTACTTAGATCTCTATAAGAAGTTTACATACAAGGCACAAGAATCATATCGTTTGGATTATATTGCAAGTGTCGAACTTGGACAAAAGAAACTTGATCACTCAGAGTTTGATACCTTCAAAGATTTTTATACAAAAGGTTGGCAGAAGTTTATTGAATACAACATCATTGACGTGGAACTTGTTGACCGTCTGGAAGACAAGATGAAGTTGATTGAACTTGCACTTACTATGGCCTATGATGCTAAAGTCAACTACAATGATGTGTTTTATCAGGTAAGAATGTGGGATACAATTATCTACAACTATCTCAAGAAACGTAACATTGTAATCCCCCCAAAGAATCGATCATCAAAGGCAGAAAAGTATGCGGGAGCATATGTGAAAGAACCGATTCCCGGAAAGTATGATTGGGTTGTTTCCTTTGACTTGAATAGTCTATATCCACACTTGATTATGCAGTACAATATATCTCCAGAAACTCTTGTTGAAACAAGGCACCCATCAGTTACTGTTGATAAGATACTTAATCAGGAACTTACATTTGAAATGTATAAAGATAATGCTGTCTGTGCAAATGGTGCAATGTTCCGCAAAGATGTTCGTGGATTTTTACCAGAGTTGATGGATAAGATGTATGGAGATCGTGTGGTCTTCAAAAAGAAAATGATTGAGGCAAAGAAAGCTTATGAAAAGACACCGACAAAGGCATTGGAGAAAGAGATTGCAAGATGCAACAACATTCAAATGGCAAAAAAGATATCTCTTAATTCTGCTTATGGTGCGATTGGCAATCAGTACTTCCGGTATTATAAATTAGAAAATGCGGAAGCAATTACTCTATCGGGTCAGGTTTCTATTCGTTGGATAGAGAACCGTATGAACTCTTATCTAAACAAAATACTTAAAACGGAGGATGTTGATTATGTTATTGCAAGTGATACTGATAGTATCTATCTCAATCTGGGTGATTTGGTCGATAGGGTATACGAAGGCAGAGAGAAGGATGCTGCGAGCATTGTGTCGTTCCTTAATAAGGTGTGTGAAGTGGAATTTGAAAAGTATATTGAGAGTTCTTACCAAACGTTGG